TATCGGCATGCCCTCTGTGTGGTGGCTTAAATGCACCTGGGACAAGAGCGATGGTCTGACCCGGACGATCTGCAAACTTGCGATCTCCTAGCGTCTCATATTCATCACTATACCATTCGTCTTCTGGAGGCTCTTCTTCGAACTGTTCCTTTAGACTGTTGGCATAGTCCATAACTGCGTTGTAGATGGTTCTCTCGGCGTTCTCTTGAACAACAATGTCTACGATAGGGGTACCTGCCAAGACGTCCTTATAAACCATTTGTGGGAGTTTCTGGTGTTTGTGCCCTGCGGCCTTAATTTCTGTCAACCACTCGGCTATAGTTTTCGTTATTTGTTTATTTTTTGAGATTTGAACAGTAAAGTTTCGGCGATCAACGGATTCACCAGTAAATTTGGCAGTTTTATCTACCATAAAGTTAGCGCGACTAAATTCCAGACGATCTACAAATTTCACTCCATTACCCGCATGATCTACTGCTACATATCCCTCTGGATTCGTCGCAACCAGATCTCCAGAGCCATCATCTACAAAGTGCTTTGTATTATACACAGCATTGTTGTATTTCTCAATAAAAATGTTTTTGGCTTCAAACAATAGACGAGATACCTGAAAGAGATTAAGAATATCTTCTTTTTTGCTATCGAGCAGTTGAATATCTTGCAGAGCTTTTGTTTCGGCTTTGCCGCGGCCTTTCTCGCTTTTTAGCTTACTGATTTTCTTTTCAGAACGCTCGAAATACCAGTTCTTAAAGCCATCAAAAGAACGTTCTGGATCCTCCAAAAACTGTCCGCCTTTAATTTCGCTGTTAATATAGATATTCAGAAGCGCAGAAGGCAAATTATTATAGTCTATACTTTCATTAACCGCGTCAGCCTCTTTAACTAAAGAAAGAATTCTCTTCTCTTCACCAGCAGTAAGAGTTACTGTACCGGTGTCATCTGTAAAGAAAGCATCATCGAACCAAATCCCCGGCGGTCGGTTCAGCGCGCTTACATCTGCTCCAAAGCTAGCGCCGCTATCTAGACTATCATATGTAGTGTGAAACACAATACCAAATTTCGATTGCCCAATCTCTCTACCTAAGTCTGAATCAACCGGTACCGCATAAACTATCGTGTTTGGCTTAAAGCGGTAGTGTGGTTCTCCATCTATTTGAACAACATCGAGCATTTCATCATCGAACATGAAATCACCCTGCAGAATATTTTTGATCCCAAGGGAAGGGAGATATTTTAATGCTTTCGATAATTTATCAACAAGCCCGGGCGCATGCCCGTGGTTTCTGACAATATCCTCTTCAGTGTAGTTAATTTTAGGAACCTTATTAAAGATTGATTTAGTTCCTACAAAAAACTTACCATTCTCGGGGTTGATACCAACAAACATCGCCGGTGCACCATCCCATTTAACAGATGTTTGCACATGCGATTTAGAATTCCCCTTTAGGGTTTCAAGAAGTTCTAACAGAAATGCCCGGGCCATTTTATAGCCGGCTGGACCTTGCGTGAGAACTAACTCTTCGAGGTGAGTAAGGTGTGTGTTGGCACTGCCTTCTTTTAAAAGTGTGGGCATTTATTTTCCCTCGTTTAAACTTTCTTCTAAGATATTCAGCTTCTCTTCCAACAACTTCATTTCGTTTTGCATCTTACGAGCAGAACGACGAACTTCTTTAATATGCTGTTTAGCTAAAGTTAAGCGGTGCTCCTCTGTTATAGAACGAGGCTTAATTGCTGTGATTATTTCCTGCAACCCGTGGAGATAAGTAAATATATTCCTATCTAAACCTTCTCCTAAAATAAAGTCACTCCAATTTTTATCTAGCGACATCGTTTATTTACTTCTTTTTGGGCTTAGAGGCTTTTTTTACTTTTGGTGCTTTCTTCTCCACCGCTTCATCAGCAGCCGGTACAACCGCCTTTTCTGGTTTGGCGACAGGCTGTTCTTCTTGTACAGTTTCCACAACTGCTTTAGCTGCATTTCTTCTTGCGATAAGCAATCTTTTCCATTTTTTACCCATTTTTCTTCTCCTTAAGTTGTTTAATGGCGCGCTTTACAATCTCTTGCAATCGTACTTCGACGCCCTCGTTTTTTGTGGTATCATCTTTCTCACCCTCGTGGGTTTTAGACTCATCGCCCTCGCGATCTCCACCATCGGTGTAGTCTTTGGCTCCCGGGTCATTTTTATCCTTACCCTTATCACCCTTAGAAGCACCAGTATCACCTTCTTCAAGTTCTTCTGATTCCTCTAATGATACTCCAGCACCGCGGTGAGCGGCTGCAAAGTCCTGGTTTTCATTTAATTTGTTGAGATCCATTTTTAGACCCCAGGCTTCTGAAAGGAGACCCTTGAGTTCTCCGTTCTTCCATTGTTTTGTGGACATTATTCTACTGTCTCCTTTTTGTAGATGTTCAAAATAAATAGTACTCTTTATGCTATCTTCCCAATCTCGGAAGCACATGTTTCCTTTTTCGTAGGCTTCTCGCTCCATATTTCGCAGATGATCATTGGTTTGAGCATATCCCGCACCCATCTCACCGGGGCTGTCAAACTCTCCACGACAATTTTGTGCATGATGTACCAACTCGTGAGAAATAGAGCGCATGATATCTTTTGGATGGCGCCCTGTTATGAAAACTGTGATTGCTTTACCCGCGGGATCATAAAAAGCTGTCTTTCCTAAAGGATCTTCTGCGTTCTCCGCAGAACCTTTAAGGAATAATTTTGGAGGTTCATTAAAACCCATCTTCTCTTGTGCATAAGGAAGAAATCTTTTAATCATAGGGTTGATAATATCGATCATTTAGAAACAAACCAAGTCAAGATTATAGAGTATTGTAAACTACTAGTATAAATAGTTGCAACTCACCCCTTTTCCACAAACTTTGGGTTTATTTGATCAGACCTCTGCACTTTTGACACTAATTTTAAGCTAGGGGTAAAGAACTCCACCTCAACCTGATTACTATTAGAAAGTGGCATCACATTTGAAATCGACACCATTCGATTACCTTTTATCTCATTTTTGATGCCAGTAATCACTCCATAGTGAGGTTGCCATTCACGCAATTTATAACACCATTTTTTCCATTCTACAATATCGCCAACTTCTAAATTTTCGGCAGATAACTCTCCAAAAACCGGTTTCTCATCCATTATAGACGACAACCCACGAACAAACCTTTTGCTGCAGAAAAGAATTCATTTTTTCATAAGCTTCGTCTTTGCTTAAAAATGGACCATCAGAAGCCAGTTCTTCGCTCTCAAGATCATATTTGTAGAGTATATAAAGCGTCTTTCCACGCATTGCCGGCTCATTTGGAATTAGAGTTTTTGTCTTTCTTTTATCAAGTCTCATATGTGTCATAAATAGCGCACAATTTTCTATTGGAAATAAAAAAGTTCATCTTTTTGGATTCACATTGACTATACTAAGGGATAAAAGGGTGATAACTGCGAATTCAAAACCACAAAGGGCGTATAATCCCCAAGAGCCACAACACACAAGTAGATATTTCCAAGGTGCGTTATTAAACGTAAACAGCATTAGTTAAAGCCTATTTCTTCTATCTCGTCTTTATCGATCACAAAAACAATACCATCTGAAGACATGGACAGACATTGTTCATCTTCTTCTGTTCCAAAATCTAGAATATAGATATCTTTGCCTCGAAATAGCTTCACAACTTGTTTCGTAGATGGTTGAAAACACCAAATCTCACCAGTTCCCTTAATTATGTGAAAGGGTGTCAGTGCACCGTCGGCGTCCTTTATAGTGCCAGAGATTTGTTTAACTAAGACTTTAAACTTCTTGGCGTCAACATTATCCCACGCCATTTTAGAATAGTTTTGGCCAAGCAATTGCTATAGCCATTATAAATTGAACAGTAGCAAATACAGCAACTGCCTTGGTTTTAAATATTTTAAGCTCTTCTATCTCTTTGATATACATACTCAGCTGAGTGGGTGAAACAACTTCGTCTACTTTGTTTTTCCACGTACGGATATCTTCGATTCTCTCTTCTCGCACACGCAGTTCAGCCAATTTCTCTTTTATATCTTGAAGCTCTGATCTCAAATCCTCGATAGTAAGAGAAAGAGTCTCTAGTTGTTTTAAAACTAGTTTTGAGTATTGATCCCACCCATTATCATCTTGCATAATAAAACAGCCTCCCGCACCATGGTATACTAATACTATGATAAATAGTGGTTAGCAAGTCATTTGCTATAAGTCATTTACCCCAGATGTAACCCGGTGTCGGTTTTCGCCGGTTTCTTGATTATCAACTCAAAATTGTCTGGTTTTATTTCGCTAAGTTTTTGCCGTCGCTAGCTTATTGGGCTACATCCTCTGCATACTTTACTTTTCTTGCTATAATTTTAATCTCTGGGTATTGCTCAGATAAAGCGTTGATAGCTTCCACATTATTCCCGGAGTCATCGAAAAACAATACATCTGTAGCACCTTGTTCTATTCGATCGGCTACCCACGCCGCCTTGGCGCTGGGATCCGAATTTTCTAAAAGCTCGAATGTAATTTTCGAAGTATCAAGCCCAATACTCTCAAGATAATCCCGAATCGCGCCCTCTGCCCCGGGGGCCCTCGCCGTCAAGATAGCAATCTCTCGCCCCTCTGTGCCTGCATTGATTGCATTGCGAACAATGTTGGTAATTTGTTTAATTTCTCTTGGGTTAATCACTTCATCAAACTCTGAAAAGTCATAATCATAGTCTGGGTTAAAATCGTGCGTTGCGTATTCGGCTGGTGTCATTGTAATCCTGTCACCAGTGTCGGTTGTGATGTGAATGTTCGAATCGGATTTTGCTATTGTATCGTCAAAATCAAAGACACGGAGCTTTGACTCATTTAAATACTCTCGCCAATTTTCAAGTAGGAGTTTCATTCTGTTCATCCGAGAACCTTCTTAAATACTTCTGGAGTTTCTGGATTATCTAAATCTAATATTCTTGCTGAGATGTTCTCAACATTCTCATCTATTGCCTTTTGAAGACGATGGTTTCCGTCTAAGACAAACTGGTATTTCCCTCCGAATTTTACTACTATAATCGGAAATTCTAGACTTGCGGCGGCGACTCTTTCTGCGCCAGCAGTAGGTAGAGGTGGTAATTGTCGCGAGAGTTCTAAAACATTAATATCAATAGTATCCTCTCCCAGATAATCAATCACATCTCCGATTGTAACCTCGTCCTCATCGTTTTTCCACGATGTATCGCGCCAATCTTCTGTTATATACTTCCGCCAATTTTCAAGTAGGAGTTTCATAATACTATAAATAGTCCGCAATATGAGACTTAGCGGGTTTTGTTGCGAAT